ATTCAGCAGTTTTCATAGCGGTGTCAGCCTTTACGATGGTGGCAATCACATCGTTGATATCCATTGTCGGGTCTCCTTCGGGTTGAAACGGATGTTAGCGGATGGGTGTTGTCCCGTAACGGATTTTCCGTCGGTCGTTTTCGGTTGTTCCCGCCCAGATACCTTTTTGGTCAGGTTCACGCAAAGCATACTCAAGGCATTGAGGCTGTACCGGGCACGCATCACAGAACGGTTTGATCACATTCATGTTCCGGAATGACTCAACACCACTGGACGGGAAAAACAGTTCTAATGGTAGGTCGTGGCATGCAGCTTGTTGTTGCCAGTCGGGTCGGTGGATGTTCAGCACAGAGACCACGGTTTCCAACCGCACGACCCTTTTGTTTCTAACTCCGAGTACAGCAGATAAGCAAAACGAAGGTTCATTGTGGGGTCACTCATGGCTTCTTCAAATGGCATATTGAACAACTGCTCAACATAGCGACGGTGTGAAGGCTCGTTGATTTGTGAGATCCCCCAATCGGAACCATTAAACGAGTCACGCAGAAAAGGGTCACTGGACAGCGGAGTCACATTAAGGCAACGCGTTTCTTTCCAGAGCAGGCGCCCTAGTTTCTCGAGTGTCTCAGTCGTGTTAGGCCAGCCGACCGAAATAGCAGTCGGAAACCATTCTTGACAGTTCGTCTCAGGATTGAATGAGGCAAGGGTTGTGGTTGGCTCTGAGAGGGTCGTAGAAGGCTCTGTGAGCGCCTCTGTCCGTTCTGTCTGCTGTTGGGGCGTAAGATCGCCCAAACTGATCGTAGAAGGCGTTTTAGGTTGAAACACTGGTTTCACAGTTTCTTCGCCAGTGACTGCAAAAGCAGCGCACATCAGCCAAGTAAACAGGCTTAAGCCTATAAAACGCTTTAAGTTCATGATTCCTCCATAGTCGGGTTTTGAAGTCGGGAACTGTCTACCGACTTTAGTCGGCAGGTGTCAAGTCACTCAGGCTACAAGGCTGGGGAAAGCCTTAATAGCACGCTGTACCGCAGGAGTCCACGAGTCCCCAGTGACATACTGCAAATGCCACGCTTCAAAGTTCGGGTTAGTTGGATCGGCGACAGCCCAAGTGAAACCGTATTCGAGAGCTTTACAAGTGGAGAATCCATCACCTAGTAACCATTTGCAGATCGGTGAGTTGAGGCCACAATTAGCGACGTCTATGGCTAGTCCCCAGCCGTGATCACTGTTGCCTGGTGTCGCACACGGTGACTTGCCTGGCTTCAAATAATACTTTTTGCCTTGCCACACACGGATTACTTGCGGTACACGGCCACCGTCAGTAGTCGAGTAACGCTCGTTGAACATGGCGAGCTGTGTGGCGTATGTGCGGTATGCGCCTACTTGGTTGCAGGTCAGTTTGTTGAAGTATGCGTCTAGTTGTAAACAGTTCCATGCTGTTGCTGCGTGTTGTTCTAGTAGTCCTGCTGGGGCTTGGATTGTGCGTAGTACCGATGTGTTGACTTTGCCGTTTGTTTGACCAGTGAGGTCGGTCGGCATAATGATCGGTAATACAGGGAATTTCATTGTTCCTTCTTTTTAATAATAGGTTCTACTGGTTTGTTGGTTAGTGCGGCCATGCCGTTGCCGACTGAGTAGCCGACGATCATGGTGATGATTGGTAAGCCTTGGTCTTGGTCTATCGCGCCGACGGCGATTAAGACAGTCATGCAGATGAGACCGACTAGGGCGATCAGTGCTTTTGAAGGATTGAACGTCATCAGGCTGGCCCAATGTCTTCAACAACTAACCATGCTGCTTTTCCTGTGCCACGATTCAATACAAAAGTTACCGCACCGCTTTGTTGCGCAGTGGCGACAATGTTTTGTGTGCCAGCCGAAAAAGTACCAAACCAGACGCAAATACCAGCAGTATCAACTGACGACGACGCGACCCATTGAAAAGCCTGCTGGAGAAGTGTTCCCGCTGTAGTTGTGCCGTTCCTAATACGCATTTGTAAAGGGTTAGCGCCTGCGCCTGAAATACCTATGTCAGGCTCAAAATAAGTAATTTTGTAATAACGTGAAGCAACAGCAGTAAAAGATATTGCGCCCAACTCGACTTCTTCAGTAGTGACTGAAGCGTCAGTAGTTGTTGAAGTCGCAAGGGCCATGATTCCACGGGGGAAACGGTTCTGTTGCGCAGCTGTAAGAACCGCACCCGAAGTGAAATCTGTGTTTGGGTTGATAGCCATAAATGTTCTCCTTTACCAACCCAAACGGCTGGTATCCAAAATACCGAAAGTAGACGAGTTAAGCGTAAAAAACTGATAGTAAGTCAACGGCGACAAATAAACCTGAAACGAAGTCTTATCAGGTGTTCCTTGAATACTCATACCTTCAACAACCACAGGCACAGAAGTATCAGAACCTGCACCGGGTACTCGATATATCAAAACAAAGTTTCTGACATTCGCAGTAGAAAAAGTTGCCCAGTTGTATGTCAAACAATAATTTAGAAAATCTGCGCAAGTCGGGTCGGGTTGAGTGACATCATCAAAACCAATATTAAACGACAAAGTTGTCGGATCAGATCGAGCGTAACTTTGCCATTCAGCAAGACCGAGAGCTTGTGTTGTGGTGCTGTCCACAGTCGCAACCGAATAACTGTAAGTTCCGTATGTACTAATACTGGCGGTGTTTGAAACCACTTGTGATGCAAGCCCAGCAGGGCTCACAGTCACGTTGTTCATAAACCTTTCGCCCAAAGCGATACGTTCAAAACTTTGATAGTTAATCATGTTTGAACCTGAACGGCCAAAAGTTCCCGCACTGCTGGTTGAGTTGATTTTGTTTCTGCCAACCATATAAATGTAAGGACTTTTTTCGATCAACATTCCTGCTTCGGTCGTAATGTTTTGATTAATTCTTTGAAGCAGACTGCCTGTATAAGTTGTTGAACTTGCTATAGAAGAAGTGCCTTGATCTTTAATAGGCGGCGTATACGACGGATAAAGAAGTTCTAGTTGATAACCACATGATGAATTGGTTAAAAAACGGTCCGTCATAATTGTTCGCCCGCTTGTCGACAGACCGTCTGAACAAGTGATTGTTGCAGTAGACAAACCAGTGTTACCTGGATAGTCGTTGTAATCAATGCCTGTCACGTAATAACTAGTAAAACCAGTTGAAACAAGTTTAATAAAAGTATTTAAAGGAAAGTTTGCTACTTCGTTGTTTTGGTTTTTAATCGTGAAACTAAGAAAACCACCTGCATAGTTGTCTAAATAACTTTGGCGCCCTGTGGTTATAGAAAAGTTTAAAACACTTGAAGTGAAATCTGTTTCGCTCAAACCATATTTGAACTGCCAGTTAATGCCAGTCATCACATTGCTCGCGTGTTCACGGGCACTGGGCCTGATTGTCGGACGTAAGTTTGCAATGCCCTGACAACTGCTTGCGGGTCTGCACCTTGAACATTGACCGTGATGTTGTTTCCGCCACCTAGTGCATTGTTTGGTGTGATAGTTCCAGACGTACCAGGCGTAAACAGTTCAGGGCCACGCTCACCCACAAGATAAGTGCCACCACTGCCGACCGGACCACCAGCTGCACGAAAACCGCTGAAGTCCAATCCAGCAAGCGACTTGGGATTAAAACCAGCCATAGCCGCATAAGGATCACTGACATTGGCGTAAGTTTTTTGGAATGCTTCAATGCGCAAAATTAAAGCATAAGCGCCTTCTAAATCGCCTTTGTCAACAAGCACTTTGACCTTGTGCGACGAAATGTCGTCCATGTTCAACGCAAGGTTCATAATGTCCGTGGTAGCCAGCAACAATTGCTCACGGTAAGCAGCAATATCCTCAGCCGATCCTGTGGTGAACGCTTGTGTAGCTGCGACACCAAGTTCATCTAAAGAGGTTCGAGCGTTGTCAATAGCAACATCGGTTTCAAGTTCGCCGATGAGTTCACGCCAAGCAGTATCAACATTCTTGACTTCTTTCCAAGTGTCATTCAAAGTAATTTTGAAAGGATCTAAAGAATCTTTTCGTACGCTGTCAATCGTTTTACCAAACCAACTGCTAGCGAAATCCACTTCGCCCATATAGCCAATAAACTTTTCAATGGTTGAAGGCGAATCTTTAAACCATCCGATCACTGCGCCAGCCGCCTCCGAGACACCACCAAGCGCACCTTTAACTAGGCCCAAAGGACTTAGGTTTTCTGACATCCAAGTAGCACCTGGGATGCTCTTGAAAGAATCTCGAATGTCAGTAACAAATCCAACAACGCCACCAAGGTCACCTAAAACAGGGACCAGACTGCCACCAATAGACAAAGCCAAATCTTCCACTTTGCCTTTCAGTTCGTCCATGACATCACGGAAGTCTTTAGCCTTTTGAAGTTCCTCAGGGCTAATAACTTTGGCGTCAGAAACTTCACCTAAAGCTTTAGACAAATCGTCAGCGCCCATCTCAATAAGCGTTGACATTGACTGCCAGCCCTTACCTAGGAGCTGCGCCGCAACCTTGGCTTTTTCGGCAGGGTCTTTTATACCTTTGATTCGTTCAATGGTGTTTAGGAATGTTGCGTTGACATCTAACGACCCGTCTTTTAGATAGACAAGGTCTACGCCAAGGTCACGAACCTTGTCTGGGTCAGCACCAATTGTTTTGTTAAGACGACCAATCGCACCTTCTACTGCGTCAATCGGGACACCGATGTCGCCTGCTGCTTCGATATAGCGTGAAGCGTCCTGAATAGAAAGACCTGTTGAGGTCGCAAACTTTTCAGCGCCTAACGCTAATTCTTGAAACGCTTTAATACCTTCGCCAGCAAACGTGAGAAGAGCTGCACCTCCAGCCATAGCGAGGTTGCCAGCGTTCGCTTTAACCGCATCCATAGCGACAGTTGAGCCAGCCTTAAACTTGCCCATCGTGCCTTCGGCTTTACCGACAGCAGTCTTGAAATCACCGAAAGCCTTTTTAGCGTCCCTGATTCCTTTGTCTTGCAGGTCGGTAATGATTGGTATTCGAATCGCCATTACAGCACCAACGCTTTCGTCAACTGGCTGATCTGAGCCATAACCTCGTCAACCGAAACCTTCATCTCAGACTCAATTCGACCGGCATGCTGTTCATAAGCACGCCACATCACACGAGAAGGCGTCCCAAATGCGTTCAGAGCCTCCCCAAGACGATTAGATGACTTCTTGCCTGCTTTATCAAAAATCTCGGCTGCAATGTCTTTTTGAACAATTGTTATAACAGCATCCTTTTTCTTAGACAAAGACGTGCTAACACCAACGCCACGCACAGCTGCACTTTGTGACCACGGAAATATGGTTCGACCTTTGTTCACCCATGCTCTGGTCATACCAGACAAATAGTCCGTACGGTAAGCATTCTTTGCTTCATTAACCGCAGGCTTAACAATCTGCTTAGCGTCTTTAAAAAACTGTTTCTGCACTTCAGGCTGAACCTTTTTGAGTGCTTTTAAGGTGGACTCAAGTCCCTGTACCTGCATTGACATGGTTCACCTCTCCTTCAGAATCGTGGCGACTGTCGAGAGGTCGTCCGAGTCAAAGTCTACATCAGGTGGCCACCAGCCTGTAATGACCAACAACTGTGCTAGAGAGTGGCGGTGTGATCCGCTTTCGTAGGGTTTGAGGACGCAGTACTCACAATCTCAATCTCAAAAAGCTTGTTGACAAATGAGTCAAACTCCACCGGGATAGTTTGTCCGTGATCAGTTTGTGTTTTGGCTGTGTGCCATGCCATGAAAGCCATGTCTTCCATGCCGAAGTTGTCGGCTAAGTCACTGGTTTTCATTTTGAAACGACGCTCCCAAGCAACGAGTGTTGCCAAGGTAGTCGTGATGACTGCGGGGCCTTGACCGATGTCAAAGCGGATCGTCAGTTTCATGTCGGGTCCTTTGTTCGAGTTTGATTAGATCAGGATTCAGACCAGGCGAAGGTGCCACCACGAAGCGTGATCGTGCAACGGCTCAATTCACCAAGCGTGTAAACGACAGGCAGTTCTTCCAGGTACGAATTGGAAAGAGTGCCAAGCGGATTGGTTGGGCTAGTCGCAGCCGAAGTCTGCTTGATTGTTACGGTAGCAATTTGAGTGCCAACAAGTGACTTAAAAGTTGCGTAGGTCTCCGAGCTGGCGGTGCTCCAGTACAACTCAAGCGTCAAAGTGTTGTCCTGCAAACCAGCGGTGTACAAGGTTGAAGTACCACCAAAAGTATTTGACTGCAACGCCACAATCTTTTGCGACAAAGTTGCTGCAGTGCACTGATCAGAAATATCAACGGCACCGATAGAAACGATTGGGTTGGATAGGTAAGTCGACGTAGCCATGATTACTCCTGCGGTTCGGTTGCGTCGGGCTTCTTGGCTAATTTAGCACCCTTGCTTGGGTGAGTGTCGGAACGCTGAATAAAGCCACCAGCGATCAACCAATCAATATCATCGGACGGACCAGCAATAAACGCTTTACCAATCTCGCCGACTCGACTACTTGTAATCACATATTTGTCCATCATGAATCCTGTGCTTGTAAAGGAATAATTAATTCATACCCGGCATAGTCAGCGCCACCAACCGAAACAACTTTCGGGTTAGCGGTCATTACTGAAATGTCCTTCGTGACCAACTGGGCCGTGAGTGACAAGAGCTGCCTGAGCGCATCAAGGTTGCCTGGCCCATTTGAGATGAGCGTGACTGGGAACGACATTTTGACAATGTTCCCGTTCCACGATTCGATGGTCGGAGCATCAACAAAAGCGCAAGGTGGAGCGATATTGCGAGGATCGTTAACGACACGCAAACCCGAAATAGTTTGGAGAGTAGTAACGAGATCATCAAGTGCTTCGTTCAGGAAATCTGTGTAAGCCATCAGGCCACCTGCGGACGATTCACGCCTAGCAACTGTTTGATGATCGGCGACAAGCCAACAACTGGAGCAGTGCCCATATCAGTAAACGAAGCAAACTGGTCAACCGACCCACGCTGACGAAATAAGGCTGAACCAAACATCAAAGTACCTAAAGTGACATCCCCACCAGGTGAAGTAGTCAACGAGTCAATGTACCCAGACTCTTGACGACGACGGAAACAGACGTCGTTCGCAGCTGAAGCACACTGCACAAGAAACGCTGTCTCATCACCAGCAGTCGTAATCCCCAAATAAGTAGCAATTTGCGGGCCAGTAATCCACGTGCACGTCTGTGTAAAAACAAGCGTGCCAGTGTGAGCGTGAAACTCTTCATCAGTCGAAGCGGCGTCATACCACATGATCCCGTTTTCAATGGGATACGAATAATCGTATTCAATGATGCCTGTCTCACCGTCTACAGCAACGGGCAAAAACTGTGGCATTGCATAGATCGTGTGCGTGCCGTTGTAATTCGCTGTGCTTCCCGAAACCGTTACGGATGCACCAACAACTACCTCGTTAGGGGTAAGCGTGGTAACCGTAACGTATCCGTCGGTGATCGTTCCGTATTGGAGTGTGTAGGTCGCCGTCACGACGGCCTCCGATCAGGCTTGAGTGATCTTGCGAAGCATTGATCCCACAGCTACGAAGGAACTTACATAACCGTAGAAACTAAACTCCCTACCCAGCTGAGCCGGACCCTCTCGACTGAGGAGGCCACGAATTGATTCATAAAACTCGAATGCTTTCTGCGAGTTTGTGATGACCATGGTCTTTGCAGCGAAGTTGCTGTCAACGACGATCTCAAGTCCGAGCGGATTGGAGCCGACCCATGTGGTTGCGTTTCCGCCACCAAGAGCGTTGAAGCCTTGCAGGCCAGCAGAGCCGACATACGGGAACACGGGACGGTTTGAACCGTCAACGAGTTGGCCCATCTGGCCCCAAACGTCTGGGCTGACAAAGATCGTGTCAGGGAAGAAGTTGGTGCCATTCGATACATCAACTGCAGCGTCGTAGATTGACTTCATAAGGTCGGTGGTGGTTCCGTCCCAAACGCCACTTGATGTAGCCCCAGCGAGAAGTGCGTCAGCTGCGAAGTTGTCCGAAGCAATCATATATTCGCCCATCAAGTCATTGAGGATCAACTGCATAGCTGCAGGTGAAGTGAAGTCAATGTCTTGAACTGACAAGGTGACCTGTCCAGCCAAAGTGGTCTTGGCAACGCTATTCGAAGCGATAACCATTGTGGTTGCGGACACTGCGGCAAGTTCGTTCGCTTGAGCACCAACCGAAGTGTGGGTGGTGATGGTCGGACGCACAAAAGTTTTTTGTGCGCCGTTGTCCGGATACGCACGAGCGCCAAGACGATTCACAACTGGGCGGACAAAGTTGATGTTCTGCACCAACGGTCCCAACACGGGCACGGGAAGCAAGCCTGGAGTGTCGGTGGTAATCACATCGCCAGCTGCGGCTTCGTAGGTTGACTGGTTTTCTTTTTTCCAGTCCAACACTGAAGCGTTGACTTTTGCGAAAGTTTCTCCGCCTTGGTGGTAAGCGGCCATCCATTCGCCAGCCGATGGGAGGCGAGGAGCTTTCTTAGCCGATGCAAAAATGGCAGGTGCGGTAGGTGCGGCTTCAGGAGCTGAAGCTGCGATGTGTTCCGACACGGGTGACTCCTTGATCAAGTTTTCGTCTGAGATTGTGTCGGGAGTTGTTTCCGCCGAAGCGGCCACATCTGTGATAGTAGCACCGCTAAATGCAGGGATGGGGACTAGCGACAGTTCCATCCAGTCAGCGCTCGTGATGATCGTGGTTCCGTCCTTGTCTTGATATGAGTCAATGACATTGACGCCGACAGAAACGTTATCTAACACGCCTTCTTTAGCGAGTTGTAATGCTTCGTCACCAGCTGTTGTTTCAGCAATTTTTGCTGTGAACATCATGCCTTCGGGTGTTTCGGTGCGTGAAGTAACAAGGCCGACCGGCTGACTCGAGTCGTGATACATAAACAGTTTTGGTGCTTTGCCGTCAACTGGGAGTGAGCCTGGTGCAAATTGCACACGCTCGTTGCTGGAAACAGTTGCCGAAATGTTGTACGGAGCTGCAAGCCCAGATATTTGGCGCTTGGGCGCTTCTTCGCCTGCGGCCGCTTCAACATCAATTGCGAAACCTGCGGAAAGGGTTAATTTCATGAGTCTGACTCCTGCATTGGGTCTGTGTTTGCTGGTGTTTCGGTTGGCATCTCTTCGCTGATCATTGATTCCAAATAGGAGTCAATGTCAAACTTGACATAGGTGCCTCGTGGCGTCACATTGTTGCCTGACAAAGTGCCTGACACACAATCCAAAAATTGGCGTGCACCAAACAGATAGAGGTCCTCACGAGCGCCTCGGCTTGTGGTGTATTGGTAACTACCAATATTGACGCCAGCAAGGTAGAACGGGATATTGCATGTTCTGCACAGTTCTTTTGCTTGGAACTCGGCGGACTCAACCATCAGCATGTTGTCCGGTAACGCTTTGGTTTCGGTGTAATCCAAGAACTCGTTAAGAGCTGCAGTCTGATTGTTTAGTCGAGCAGAATTAAATGATGTGGCGAGGTCGGCCAGCTCCTGTGCGGACAATGGTTCCCCACCAGTTTGTTTCAAAACGCCTGTAGGCATTGACGATTGAGCGTTGCGGTAACGGGACTGCTCTAGGCGCAGTGCGGTATCAATGGCCGTTGCAGCCGAATAAATGATGCCTTGCACTGGGCTAATGAACTGCACCAGGTTGTCGGGTTCAATCATTCCGCCTTGAAAATACACTTCGTTTGAAGGTGCAAAGAACACTGGTCCCGTCTGGTCTTGCGTCGTGACTGATCCTGCAGGTAAACGAGTGAACGAGGCAGGAAAACCGTCGGCCGTACGACTGGTGATAAACCAAAAGGCTCGTCCGTAATGGAAGAGATCATCCAGCGTCCAACTCATGAGTGTGGCGTACGGGATAGACGGGTCGGGTTGACGCAACCATGAACGTGGAGCAATCGGAACGCATTCCATTTCCTTGTCAGTGTCGTTCCATACTTCGTTGTACATTTCCAAACTTGTCGAAGCAATCACCGAAGCAATCAAATCACGAGCACGAGAAATAGTTGGCACACTCATCGCACGGTTACGAGCTTCACCTTCGTAATAGGTGTAGTACTGCCCAACCATGTTGATGCCCTGATTCTGAGCGGTATAACCACCGTAAGAACCTGCGGCCGCTGCTTTATGGGCATCCGAAACGGGCGAAATTGCCGCTTTCGTTACTTCTTTTTTAGTGAACAAGCCCATAAATATTCCTTTGCAGGGGAATGCCGGTGGGACCCCGACGATCCCACCGACACAACGCTGATATTAGTTCACCTAACCACCATCATGGGTTTAACTCTCGTAGACGGCCGTGACGAATGAGCAACAGCCCAAACCATGCACCTGGCTAACTCAATCGGACCAGGAGACTTTTGTGAACTCAACACAACAGTGCCACCAGTCTTAGTGAGCACAGCACGATTCACATGTTCAGACAAAGCCAACTCACCCATATGAAAAACCTTGTTTTCATTGATCATTTTCTGAACAAGACCAGAATATTTCAATAGTTCACCGTAACCAACAGTGGTTAAACGACGCTTCATAACAGTCGGCGCATGCAGCTCTAACATCGGCGTAATCGCTAGATGCACAGTCTGGTCATTCAACACTCGAGTGATCTCCGACCACATCTCATCTTCAGTGTCCACAACAAACTCAACTGTGACCACACACTTGCCAGCAACATTCACTGAACGCACACCCACATATCGTGAATCATCAACAGACGTGTCAACAGCCAAAGTCCCACCGGCAGGCATCGGATCACGGTACTTACAACGATCCCAAACACCAGCTTCAAGCCAACAACCACGAGCACTCACCCACATATTCAAGTGAGCACGCATAAACGAATCCTTTTTAGATACCGCTTCAAGCGCCTCAATAGTGATCGTTTCACCCAAACTAGGGTTAGCAAATATCCAATTACGAGAATCACGAGCATCAGCACCAGGCAACATAGACCACTCAGCAAAATACAAACGAGAAGTCTCACCACGATCAATCTCAGCAATCGCCTGCTCACGATGCTGAATCATGCACAAACTGCCCTCATCCCCAGCAGTACTCCAACTCGACAACAAAGGAGACTTACGAGCAATCTGCGAAGGCCGCAACGCATCATCCAAAACAGCACTCGGAATGTTCCACAACTCATCCACCACAATCAGATCATGGGAACCACCATGCAAACTCGCTGTCGCAGCTCTCACTTCCCACATAGAACCATCAGGCATCTTGACCGACTTACGGCCCAAAGCATTCATCGCCTTACCACCAAACGACTCCACAAGAATTGGTGCAATTCGAGAAAAAATACTCTCAGCACGATCCAACTTATTGGCCGTACTCAACACACTTTGAGGCTGACCACGCAACCGGGCAAAATCAGTCACCCACCAACCAATCAAAGCCTGCACACCAACCGTTTTACCGTTCTGACGTGCAGTACTCACCAAAGACTCACGGACCTGC